CTTTTTATAGTATACCATCTATAGATAATTTATTACAATCAATTAATACTAAAATTTTAACTAATCTCAAGGAAAAATTACAAGAAGAAAAGAAGGCGGCAGAAACAACAGCGGTTAATAATACTTTAACACAAACTGCAAACGCAACAAATTTGGTGTCAGGCGCCAAATCAGAACCAACAGCTACACAAAATTGTCAATCAACATTGAACAGTGCTTATTCTACTTATACAAATATAGAACCTACAATTACGGGTAAAGGAATTGGACAAATAAAAGATGATATAACAAATGCTATAAATGCACAAACTAACATTACAAACGTAAAAACTAAATATGATTTAAGAGTTATTATTTATACCCTATTTAGTTTAAACTCAAAAGATGGTGACACAATGAAAAATTATTGGCATAACTATACAAACCTTTCGTTATCCGATAATTACGGTGGTGCTGAAACGTACTTCAAAAAGAACTATATATGTAAAACAGAAGGTTCAACACAAAAAGCGTTTGCGACATTTACTTCAATAAATGACCACATAAATTTTATAATAGCAAAAATATACCAAAAGGTACAAGCAAATAATGATATAACCAACACACAATCAACATCAACATTTTACCCCACGTATGTTGCAAAATTTATTGTTGATAACTGGCCACTTGAACAAGTTGGAACTTGGGATAAGTTGTCAGAAACAGTTCAAAGTCAATATATTAATAAAGTTGTTGAAACAATAAATTATTTTGGTAATAATGAACAACCATTGACAATACCTCAATTACAAGAACTACTAAACCCCGTGTTTTCATATGAAGCACAAACTTCTTTGGGTGGGGTTAATAATTCGCAAAATGTTTTCACAAGATTAAAAATAAGTTTGATACCAACGACCACAGACAAAAGAAAAATATTCACTACAAGTTTACAGGTATCTACAAACACTACAGCTAATTGTAACGGTGGAGGGAACTACAATTTGAGTACACAATATGTTTCTAACGACTTACAAGAATTTTCAATGACGTTTAATGAAATATTTCAAGTGTTAGCTTGTGATGGAGAACCAATATCAGATCAAGTTGGTAAGTACTATATGAAATTTACAATGTACTCAACACCGATTAAAAGTGATGGTACACCTGATTCCACAAGATCGGATTTTTATGAAAATTTTGATTTAAATTTTGAATATACGTTGGCGGGATTACCAATATTATTGTAAAAAAAATACTTTTTTGAATAAAGATATATTTATAAATAAAACCTTATGAACACAAAATTGATATTAGATAATTATCTCGGAAAAAACACAAGAGTATCAGAAAAAGATGCTGGTAACGGATTCAAAGAAGTTTGCGATTTGGACACTGGGGATTGTTACACAATAAGAATGAAAGACGGACTTATTGAAAGAGTGGATAATACAATGAAACAATTCAAAAAAATCCAAGTTGAAACCAAATCAGGTATAAAAACATTATTAAACGGTTAAGATGGGAATTGATAAAAAAATACTTGAAGAAATTAAAAGATACAAAAGTATCAACAATTATATAAATGAACAAGAATTACCTCCTCCAGGAGGGGAAGCTTTACCACCAGCAGATCCTGCTGCACTACCCCCACTACCAGGAGGAGTACCACCACCTCCACCAGGAGGAGAATTACCACCCCCACCAGGAGGTGAAGCACCACCAACAGATGAGGCAACACCAGTTGATGTTGCAACAGATAAAGATGTTGAAGAAATTGGAACGGAAGGTGAAGAAGGTGGTGAAGAAGAAGGTGGTGAAGAAGAAATTGATATCACAGATTTAATAGACACTCAAAAAACTATGGCTGATAAACAAGAGGAGTATTTTAACAATCTCTTCACACAATTATCAACATTGGAAACAAAACTTGGTGAAATGGATAACTTAATTAATCAAATTAATAGTTTGGAAAGTAAAGTTGATCAGATGAGACCAAAAACACCCGAAGAAAAACTTGAATTGAGAAGTTTGGACTCTGGACCTTTTAAACAAAAATTATCTGATTTCTTTGTTGACAAACAAGATGAAATGAGACAATCAGGAAAAAATGAATATGTTTTAACATCTGATGATGTTGAGGAGTATTCACCTGAAGAAGTAAAAACATCTTTTCAAGACTACGAAGACGAAGAACCACAAATGTAATATATTTAAGGAGTCACTTCGGTGACTCCAACTTTATTTTTAATTGCTTATTGACTGCGACAAACTTTTATTTTATACTTAACTTGTAAACTTTTAAACAACAAATATATGGCGACAAACAATGTTTTAGACGCAGTTCTCTCACAGTACGAGAACTCAAAGACAGGTGACTTTTCTTCCACCTCAAAAATGTCTCAAGAAGAAAGAATGAAAAAATATTTCGCTGCTATCCTTAAAGACAACGAAAAGCAAGGACAGAGACGAATTAGAATCCTCCCTACACCAGACGGCTCTTCACCATTCAAAGAAGTGTGGTTCCATGAAATTTTGGTGGACGGTAAATGGCAAAAGTTTTACGATCCAGGAAAAAATGACAATGAACGTTCACCATTAAGTGAAGTTTACGATGAACTTATGTCAACAGGTCGTGACTCCGATAAGGAACTTGCCAAACAATACAAACCACGAAAGTTTTATATTGTTAAAGTTATTGATAGAGATAACGAACAAGACGGACCAAAGTTTTGGAGATTCAAGCACAACTACAAACAAGAAGGAATTTTTGACAAGATTATTCCTATCTACAAAGCAAAAGGTGATGTTGCAGATCCTGACAAAGGACGTGATTTAATCCTTGAGTTAACCAAGGCAAAAACTCCAAAAGGGGCATTCTACACAGTAATCCAAACAGTTATGTATGATGATCCAACTCCTGTTCACGAAGATGAAGACGTAATGGCAGATTGGGTTGGTAATGAACTTACTTGGGAGGACGTTTATTCAAAGAAAGCAACCGAATACTTGGAGGCAATTGCACGAGGTGAAGTTCCAAAATGGGATTCAGATGCGGGTAAGTATGTTTACGGTGACTCTTCTCAAGAAGAAATGACAATCGGAGGTTCAAAACCGTCAAAGAAAGTTGAAACTCAAGATCCACAAGCAAATGACGACGTGGACGATGAATTACCATTCTAATTTTTAACAAAGGTTGGGTGATTGTTTTAATTGGTTACCCAACTTTTTATTACTATTCTAAATGATTATTGAAACTAAAGATTTACCATTTATATCATGTAAATGTATTACTTACGGTAGAGTAAATTTGTTGGAAGAAAGTATCTTTTCTTTTTTGAATCAAGAATACGATGGTAAAAAAGAATTGATAATAATTAATGATTACCCAAACCAAACTTTACATTTTGAACATCCCGAAGTTAAAATATATAATTTGAATTATACTTTTAACACAATAGGAGCTAAAGAAAACTTTGCAGTATCAAAATGTTCGGGTGAATTAATTGCTGTTTGGGACGATGATGATGTTGCGTTACCAAACCATTTGAATAATATTGTAAAATATTTTCACCCTAAAGCTGATTTAATGCATTGGGATAGAGGTGTTTTTTATAATGAACCAAATATAACTGCAATAACTAGTTTAGGTAATTCAGGAATTGTATATACAAAAAAAGCTTGGGAAAAAATTGGTGGACATCCACTTGAAAATGCGGGATATGATGTTACATTTGTTAGTAGATTAATGGATTTAAATCATAGAGTGGTAAAAGCTACTCCACCCGATGAAGAAGTTTCTTGGTTTTATATGTGGGGTGGTAGAGGGTATCATATGAGTGGTTTAGGAACTGATACATTAGAAAGGGAAAATGTTATAATGAGACATAAAAAACATATTGAAAAGTTGAGAATGTCAAATGAAATACCTATTGGTGATATTGAGTTGAAACCAAAGTGGAATAAAGATTATAAAGAAATGTTATTTAATTTTATAAAAAAACAAAACAATGGCAATTAAGAAAAACGATTTTAGTTCTATAAAGAAAAAATTCTCTTCTGAAGCAAAATATAAACCTCAAAGGTATTTTGACTTGGGTTCAGAATTTTTAGATGCGGTGGGATTACCAGGTCCTGCTATGGGACACATTAATATGTTCTTGGGACATTCAGATACGGGAAAAACTACCGCACTAGTAAAAACTGCGGTTGATGCACAAAAGAAACAAATTTTACCTGTATTCATAATTACAGAACAAAAATGGAGTTTTGACCACGCAAAACTTATGGGTTTTGAATGTGATGAGGTTGTTGATGAAGAAACGGGTGAACTTGATTGGGACGGATTCTTCATATTCAATAACAATTTCCAATACATTGAACAAATAACAGATTATATCAATGATATGTTGGATGCACAAGAAAAAGGTGAACTTGATTATAGTTTGTGTTTCTTGTGGGATTCAGTTGGTTCTGTTCCTTGTAAAATGACATATGAAGGAAAAGGTGGTAAACAACACAATGCTTCAGTTCTTGCAGATAAAATTGGCATGGGAATTAACCAAAGAATATCAGGAACAAGAAGAGCGGACTCAAAATTTGAGAACACATTAATTATTGTAAACCAACCTTGGGTTGAACTACCTGACAATCCATTTGGACAACCAAAAATTAAAGCAAAAGGTGGTGAAGCAATTTGGTTAAACTCTTCATTGGTATTTTTGTTTGGAAACCAAAAAGGTGCGGGAACAACTAAAATTACGGCAACTAAAGATAAGAGAACTGTTAAATTTGCATCACGAACAAAAGTATCTGTTATGAAAAACCACATAAATGGTTTGGGGTATGAAGACGGAAAAATAATAGTGACACCACACGGGTTTTTAGCGGGTAAAGATTCTAGTGAGGAAAAAGCATCAATTGAAAAATATAAGAAAGAATATGCCGATTATTGGAAAGAAATTATCGGTGTAGATGGTGGATTTGATTTACAAGACGAAGAAGAAGTATGAATAAGTTAAAAGTAGTAAGTTTATTTTCTGGTTACGGAACACAAGAATTGGCTCTTAAGTATATTGGGGTTGATTATGAAAATGTTGCAAACTGCGACAATTTCAAACAAGCAAATGAGTGTTATGATGTATTACACACAACAACAAATGGGAATTTAGGTGATATAACAAAGGTAAATGAAAACACATTCCCACAGTGTGATTTATTAACATATTCATTTCCATGTTTCACAAAAGATACATTAGTATTAACAGATAACGGATATAAAAAAATCATTGACGTAGTAATTGGTGATAGCGTATTAACCCATACAAACACATATAAAGAGGTTACAAATAAATTTGAACAAGGGAAAAAAGAAATATGGGAAATAAAATCAGCAATTTTTGATGAGTTGAAAACAACTGAAAATCATAGATTTTACGTTAGAACAAAACTAAATGGTAATAAAAAAAATATTACAGAACCAAATTGGAAAGAATGTAAAGATTTAACAAAAAACGATTATCTTGGAGTTGCAATAAATCAGAATAGTATTATTCCTAAATGGGACGGAATTGAATTTAATTGGGGTAACGGTAGAAAAACAAGACGTAAAAATGAGTTGTCACAACATATGGATAACGAAGATTTTTGGTGGGTAATTGGTAGATATATTGGTGATGGGTGGCAAAGACATCAAGGTGGTATAATTATCTGTTGTAGTAATAAAAATGATTCAGAATTAAATGAAATTAGTGAAAAACTAGAAAAATTACAATTTAACGCTTCTGTAGTTAGAGACGGATCAACATATAAAATACATTTACCGAAAAAAGAAATTGGATTATTTGTTTCTCAATTTGGTAAATTAGCACATGGTAAAAAATTAACTAACACTATTATTGATTTACCAACAAATTTATTGAAATCATTTATTGATGGATATTTTTCTGCCGACGGTAGTTTTTATAAAAATTCCACAAGACAAAGAATAATAAGTGTGAGTCGGGAATTGATTTATGGAATTGGACAATGTATTGCAAAATGTTATAATGTACCATATTCTATTTATAAAACTAAAAACGATAACACATACGTTATTGAAGGAAGATATGTAAACCAAAGAGACACGTATACAATAGCATTTAATCTTAAAGAAAGTAAAAATAGACAATCATTTTTTGAGAACGGGTTTATTTGGACACCAATTAAAGATGTTATCAATACCAATGAATATGATTTTGTATATGACATTGAGGTTAACGAAGATCATTCATTTACCGCTAATGGCTGTATGGTACACAACTGTCAAGACATTTCAATATCAGGAGTTCAAAAAGGAATTAAAGAAGGTACAAGAAGTGGACTACTTTATGATGTTGAAAGATTACTTTCGGTTAATCGCCCAAAGTATCTTCTAATGGAAAACGTAAAAAACTTGGTTTCAAAAAACCACATTGAAAATTTCAACAAACACATCTATTTTTTAAGAGGACTTGGTTATAGTTCTTATTGGAGAGTTCTTAATGGGGCTGACTTTGGATGTCCACAAAATAGAGAAAGAGTTTTTATGATGTCAGTATTAAATGATGAACACGAAAACGTAAAAACAAAAATGTTAAATGTTGATAATTACAAAAAGACAAGAGTTCCAATGAAACCCTTTATTGAAAATGAGTTAAATGAAAACTTGTTTATTGAATGTGATTATACACCTCACACACCAATCAAAAGTTCTATCTGTCAGTTAGTAGGAAGAAGAAATGATGTTAAATATGATCAGGCAAGAAGAATTTATTCAGTTGAAGGTTGTTCACCTTGTTTAACTACAAGCGGTTCACCACAAATAATGACTGAAAACGGAAGGGTAAGATACATAACAGGAAGAGAAGGTTATAGATTTATGGGTGTTAAAGAAGAGGATATTGACAAGTTATTATCAACTTCATTATCAAACACCGCACACGTATCATTAGCAGGAAACTCCATTTGTGTACCAGTAATGGAAGCGATATTTAGTGAATTTTTCTCTGAATACATTAAAGAAAACAAAAATATATTGTCAAACCAAGTTAAAGAGGAATTTAATGACTAAAACTCTTTTGGTAGATGGAAACAACCTATTAAAGATTGGTTTTCACGGAGTAAAAGATTTTTTTAACAAGGGAGTGCACGTAGGTGGAACGTGGCACTTCCTTAATACTTTAAGAAGATTTTTAGAAGAAACAAACTATAATAAG